ACGTTCAGTTTTTCGTCGGCTCAGGCCACGGCAGAGAAAACCCCGTTCATTCAGGGAACGCTCTGGACGAACGAAATGTTCAATCCGACAAACGGTTTGGTGACAGTCGGAAAGCTGAACGATTCGAACATCGCTGGCGGGCATGAATACCTGTGCTGCGGAATCGATTGGAACGAAGACGTTTTCGTCTTTCGCAATTCATGGGGCGATCAGAACAAATGGCCGGGATGCAAGCCTGGCGGTTACTTCGCAATCGGTTTCAAGGACGAGCAGACGTTATTGGCGCATCAGGGCGACGTAACGGTGTTGATAGGAGTGTAAGTTGAATTATCCAGGCGTGGTATATCGACAGAATCTCATTGAGTTTTGTCGAGACAAGTTGATGCAATCCAACATGATGCAGATGTCGATTATTCCGGCAATGGAAGGACACGAATCAGGACGATGTGTGTTGCCAGAACCGGACTTTCGTGCATTGGATCAACAGTATTCAACGCATATCGGCTATCAGAAAGCCATGCGAGATATCGCTGAATGGGCGAAAGAAAATATCAATGGGTGAAAGTAAGAACGAAGAAGTTCCGGTTGGCGAATGGACCTACGTTCGCGCCGGTCAAGTGATCGCGATGGACACCTACGTGGACGGCGACGGCGTGATGCGGTCCAGCGGTGACGGTTCGGTGGTCTGCTGGCACAATCCCTCGTGCCGACGCAAAGCGATACAGCCGCACGAACTCAAGTATGACGGCAACGGTGCGCCGTGGTGTCCATCCTGTTTTCGCGCCAACGAAGATAAAGCCAGACTACGCAAGCATTTTGGCGATCAAGGAGGTCAAGCCACACGGGAAGCAAGACGAAAGGAAGCAAGGCAAAAGGAAGTGAGAAAAAATGGGACATGATCATATGATGGGCATGGAAATGCTTCCCGGTTTTCCGAAAGCAGACCATTGCCAATTGTATAAGCTTCACAGACCCGTTCCATTGAGATTCATCTGGCATCACATACTTCCGCAAACGTGTGGTGGACAATCGGTGCAGGACAACCTATCTCAGCTATGCGACAGTTGCCACTACGCGGTACACGCAATGCTCTACGATTTGAAAATGCACCAGGGAACTCTGGTCGCGTTCAGTGCGTATGCCAAAACGCCGAGAGCCGCACTGGCACAACAGGGTTATGCCGAAGCCGTGACAGCCGGAACGGTGGACAAGATACCGCAAGAGGGCGGCATCGAATGACTGATGAAATGTGTTGTGCCTCAAAGCTTTTCGATATTTAGGTAGGCCGACTACCTAGATCAACATCTTGTGGTCGCAGTGGCGACACGCCGCATATTTTGTGGTGCTTGCCCCTTCTGACCTGCGGGTTTATGCTGAAAGCCTGTGTGAACGGGCAGTGTACGGACGAAAGACGTGGTGGTGCCGTGTCGCCAAATGATAACGCGGGCAACGAGTTTCGTGACCTCAACCCCTTCTGCAACTACGCGGAAAAGTATCGTGATGCCGGATGGCTGGGAACTCTCCCACTTCCGTACAAAAAGAAAGAAAAGCCGCCAGATCGCATCAGAGGACAGAAGCGAAAATTCACTGGCGGTGATTGTAAATATCCAACCGAAGACGAATTGAAATTCTGGCTGAATACACACAGCCCATTGAATATCTGCATCAGATTAGCAGGAGTAGACAATGACACTGAAATCGTGGGAATCGATGCCGGCGACCAGTTGCAAGCGTTGGAAAATGAACTTGGTTCGCTTCCTGATACATGGATTAGTTCGGCAAGGGTTGACGGAATATCCGGCATACGATATTACCGGGTGCCTAGAGGGCTGGGTTTTCGAGGTAAAGCTGCTAAAGACATCGATGTAGTCTCAAAAGGACACAAATACGCGATAGTCTTTCCCTCCATCCATCCCGAAGAGGGCTTGGGGTCATACTGGTGGTTCCCGCCAGGGGTGAAGCCGACGCTGGAAGGTCGGCAGGCGTGGCAACCGGGCATGGACTTGCCGGATGCTCAAACGTTGCCGAAGCTACCGGACAAGTGGATCGATTATCTCACTGATCTTCGAAGGAAATTTGATCCAAGTCCAATGGATTTGGAGTCAACAGTCGATGAATTATATCAGTGGGCTACTTCGGTTTTTGATACGAGCGAGGTAGCGTGTGCTTGGACAAAGCGGCTCATGGAGAAGCATACAAAGGAAATCAAAGAACACGCTGATTCACACGATCAGATCAAAGACGCTCATTGGAGTTTTGTTCAAAGTGCTTTCGAAGGACATACTGGTATCTGGAAATTTGGGATAGAGTTCCTAGAAAACTATTACAAGAACGATGTCTGGAATACCAAAGACGGTAAACGTGGAATCCAAGAAGCTGAGAACGAAATCTTTAGATCACGAGTCGGTGCTCTGAGAAAAATCAAAAAGGTTTCGGATGATAACGTTGTCAATGGCTATGGTCCGCTGAAAATCGAATGTGACGCCGGGTGTCGCGGTGAGTTGAGCGACGATGATGACTGGCTGAAAATCCGGCCTGTGATCGTGGTGCCCGATGGCCCGTTATCGGATATTCCGCGCGGTTGGTGCAAGCAGGATATTTCAAAATATCTGCGTAACGATGATGGCAACGCTCATCACTTCCACGATAAATTCCCAATGGTACATTGGATTCGGAATTACGGATGGATCGTTTGGCGAACAAAACCCATTCCGCATTGGGAAGTTGATATAACCGGAGAACTTGTACGCCAAATGTGGTGGAAAGTTCGCGATTCTCAAGTGAGATGGGTTGAGCAGGAGGAAAGAAGGGTCAGTGCTCGGCTTGCTGCGGTGCCTGCCGGTCCTCGCGGCGGCGCGGGCCAACCGTCTCCCGCGCTCAAAAGGGCTGCCGAAGACGTTCGGTTATGGCGAGAGTTTGCGCGTGTCTCTGGAAACAATCGCGCGGCTGATGCAGCACTAGAAGCATGTAAGAAACGACATGATATCGGAATGGATTTCAATCAACTGGATTCAAAACCAGAACTGTTGGGGGTTTCCAACGGTGTAGTTGAGATCAGTGAAGATGGAATCTCGTTAAGGGATGCTGATCCAGAAGATTATATTACCCTGAACACTGGGCAACCTTATATTCCTTGGTCTGTGTTGCGTGAAGGTAGACATTTCTATCGAGAAGGAATGAGATTACTGGATGATTTTCTGGATAGATTTATTCCTGAACAAGATCATCGTAAGAACATTTTCACAGTTTTAGGTTATGCGGCGATCTATGGTGAGAACGTTGAGCGATTGATCATAGGTATCTATGGCCCAACTTCAAGTGGCAAGACAACGCTCACTGAATCAATGCTTTCGGCTCTTGGCGATTATGGCACTGCTGCTAGCATCACTGTTTTACAGAATCATAAGCTCAATCCAGAACTCGTAGACACACTTCCAAAACGCTTAGCTGTTATCCCAGAACTTTCTTCTGAATCAAATGTACCTTCAGAACGATTGAAACAATTATCTGGTAACGAAGTAGTACGTGGTGAACTCAAAAATCAAAACCAAACTGTATCGCGTATTCCAGCATTCACCTTAGCTTTTCCGACCAACGATTTTGCAGATATGATCACTGATGCAGCGTTACGAAGACGAATGTTGATACTTGACTTCTCGCATACGATTGATGAAGAGCATGATATCCAGGGGATGAAAGCTGAAATCAAAAAACATTGTGCTGTTCCTATGCTCAGTATGTTGCTTGAAGGTGTAGTGAACTGGAAGCGCGGAGGCATACCTCGTAACGATGAACGCATCAAAAAAGTCACTGATCAAGTTATGGCTGAGATGGACAATGTTGCATGGTTTGCCAACAACTATCTTGAAAGAACAATCGAAGATGAAAACCTTGATTTTTCAGATGTCTTCCAAAAATATCGAATGTACTGTGAATCATCGAAAGTATTAGAAAAACTTCGCTGTGATCAACGAAACCTTGGAAAACGATTACGCGGACTCAACTTCCAGACGAAACTTGTCAGACCTCAAGGCAAAGAACCAAGACGACAAATAATCGGTGTTAGGTATAAAAATCTTCCAAAAGTAGGTAAAAGTCTCTACGACGGAGAGTAGTTGTAACAAGACAATGTTACAGATGACATATCTTGTTACACGCATAAGTCCAGGTCAGAAGGATTTTGTAGCTATGTAACATGTGTAACAAGAATTTGTAGTATCTATATAGGAGTGGTACAGGATAGTCCTTATATATGTTTCACACGTGGAGATGAATTTGGGAGTCCTTGTTACAGTTACAAAAACCTCATCAGTGCAGGTCAGGGCGTTTTTGGGGTAATATTCATTGTTACAGTGCAGGTCAGAGCGTTTTAGGAGGTTTTCGGGTGCTGATGAAGGAGCCGGTGTCATTGGGATCGAGTGCGGTTTTGAGTGTCGCGGCGACTTCCGGTGGCGGGTCTAGTAAGATGGGCGGCATGGGAATCTTGCAGCCGGGAACGCAGCCTGGAAGCGAGTATTCGTATGGGCAGGGACTAGCTTGTGATCTTCGTTCGGACTTTCAATCGCAACGAGTTTTGCCGTGGGCCGTTGGTGAAGACTCACACGACATGCTCAACGAGTACAGAGCTTCGCTTCGGTTGGATGCAACCAATCCCCAAGAAAATTTGTATCCAGACATGTTCTTTGCTTTGGGAAACCCTGATGCTTTTGGTCCTGCTCCTGCTCTCGTTCAAGAACCTGTGAATCGGCCACGCGGAGCGATACCAAGACCGTTCTATCGGTATGGTGTGAACCGGCAGGAATGAAAACGGAATGACAGTAACTCAAAACATAGTTGCGGATGATGGAATCGTTGAGTTTGATGATTCCGATGGAAAGCTGTGTAAGGAATGTCAGGTAGTTAAAAACCGAAGTGAATTCCATGCTCATCCAACGAATCGTGATAGGCTTTATCACATTTGTAAGGAATGTTGGAATAAAAAAGGACGTGAACGATACGCTGAGCGAAGGATTGTCAGTGAAAGGAATCTCGATCGCGCTCATAAGTTTGTTCACGGATACTTCGAAGTCGCTGAGTTAAGCGATGAAGAAGTTTTTGGTTCTTACGTTTTGAACGATGATGGAACAAAAGTCAGTGTAAACACGTTGGCTGAAAAATTTCGAAGCAAGTTCAGTAGAGAACTTGGTCGAAGGATCAATGACTACTTGCGGAGGAAAGCTCCACGAGCAGTTGAGATCATGTTTCAACTTGCTGACTCTGATTTTGTTGAACCGGGCGACAGAATCAAAGCAGCGACATGGATTGCAGAACGTGTGATCGGTAAGACTCCCGAAGTCTTGATGCTTGGAAATGCGGACAAACCTTATGAAGCGATTTTTGAATCTTCTATCGAAACGAGTACAAGGGAAGCTTTTCGATCTGCTTCTATTATTGACGTTGAAGTGGTTAGTATCGAAAATGGAACCACGAGTAAGACAGGCGAGGCAAACGAAGATGGCCAAACAACAGAAGATATCGAAGATCGTAAGCAATCCATTAAAGACACCAAAGATCGTATCAGGAAAGCGAAGTCACGACGATTCGCCGCGCGTGCAGCAGGAGTGGACTGTGTTGACAACGCTCCCTGGTTTGTCAGGATCGTTAAAAGAAAAGACGGCACATTCACAGCGTATTTGACAGAACCAGAAGAAATAACTGAAGCAAAGCTTGCTAATATTAGAAAAACAGCAGGATAGGAGTAGTGCAATCATGGCTTTAACTCGTGGAGTGCAACCGGGAACGGTTACGCCAAATATGCATAAGATGTACGATGGGCGCAATGTTTCGACAAGACCGATCCCCATTATCACAGATTATGGCGATCACGTTGCAGCGATGGCTGCTGCTGCGGATCAAAGACCGCGTACTGAGGCAGTTCAAATGCCAAGCAAGCCTCGTCCAAGTGGCGCAGACACGGTATTCGGAACGGTTGTGCCTGGCGCAACGCAGGTCACGGGAGGCGATTTCAATCCGGCAACAGGTCTGAGCGAAACCGTCTAGAATCTAATTCAAAGCAGATGACTTCCGATGTGGCGCGATCAGCGACTTTTGTCCGGGGTTGCCCAAATCGCATTCGCCTATTCGGATAGAGAAGACCCGCTGTGTTCCACGTCTCACAGCGGGTCTTTTCGTTTCGAAACGGTTAGCCGGTCGGTGGCACAGGCGGAGGCGTCACGTTTCCTTGAGCAGTTGCCAGAGCGGTTTGCAGATCAGAAACAGCTTGATTCAAAGCCGTTTCATCCGCTGTCGCTAGCGGGGCCGAAAGATTGCCGAGGGCTTGTGCCACGGATTCGACCGCAGCGGCAACGTTGTCAAGGTCCGACTGTTCGATTTGTACTGCGGCCATGATTAAATCTCCCTTTTCGTTAAGGACTGATAACTGATGTTGCTCAGATGCTTCACGCCGTTGAATGGCTTGAATACCGAGCACTATTGTGTCCAGTTTTGCGTCAAGGTCTTTAGCCCATTGAGGCTCCCCGAACATGTCGGCTAACGTGGTCACGCCTGGATGATAGCATGATCACGACGGCTGAGAGGGTCACGACACGATGAACAAGTGGGCGATACTGGACAAAGAGTATGAGGACAAGACGGGAATCACTCGTAAGGTATTCGATCCTCACGCGGGTCAATTGGAATTCATGGAAGACCCTGCGCGTTTTCTGGTTATCGACGCGGGACGCCGACTTGGAAAATCTAGAGCGATTGGTCACGAACTATTACCTGAAGCCGCACTTACAAGACAAATGGCAACATGGCTTAAAGAAGAGGGAAAGCGTCGTGAGTTCTGGTCGGTTGGCCCGAACTATTCAGATAGTGAAAAGCCGTTTCGCGTATTTTGGGACATATGTCGCAGGCTTGAAATCCCAATGGATAAGCCTGGTTCGTATTATTCGCTTGAAGGCGGCGATATGGTTGTGTCGCTTTGGGAAGGCGCGTTCATATATTCGGCGAAGTCGGCAGCGGTACCGGAGCGATTAGTCGGTGAAGGATTAAGCGGCGTACACGTCGAAGAGGCAGCAAAGCTGAAAGAGATCGTTTGGACTCAAATGCTGATGCCCACACTTGCCGACTTCAACGGATGGGCCAAGTTCACTTCCACGCCAGAAGGTAAGAACTGGTTTCATCAGCTTTATGTCAAGTCCAAAAGGCCAAGCAATCTCAACTGGTCAGGACACAAGTTGCCGTCGTGGCGTAATCCGTATGTGTTCAAAGAGCCGACACGCGACGAAGACGTTCACCGGCTGATTCAACTGATGTCAGAGCATCCTGAATTCACTAGCTTTGAGATAATCAAGATGGAGTCCCTTGTCATCGATTCGCAAATAGCGCAGATGGCAAATGACCTGACAATCCCTACGTTTCAACAGGAAGTCGCAGCAGAATTCACCGACTTCGTTGGCAAGGTGTTTAAGGAATTCGATGAGGAAACGCACACAAGACAACTTCCGTTCTATCCAAGTTGGGAAACGGTCGCTGCTGTTGACTATGGCTATCGCAATCCTAACGTCTGGCTACTTATCCAAATCGGGCCTTGGGGCGAGATCAATGTTATTGAAGAGCTTTATCAGGAAAACTTGGCACCAGATGAATTCGCACAAGAAATACTCAGACGAGGATTGGTACCCGATAGTTGTTCAGAGTTCTATCCCGACCCAGCATCTCCTGGGGATACAAAGACGTTGGAAAATATATTTCGTAAAGCCGGGAAGCGCATTAGAGCTAGGCCCAACACCGGCGGCGAATTACAGAATCGACTCAATCTCATCCGACTTGCGCTCAAAGACCGAATCACCGACAACGAAGCGTCCGCTCCGCAGTGGCGGGAAGAGAGCGACGAGCCAAGGCCGAAAGACATTCGACGCCCAAGGCTGATGATTTCGATTCGTTGCCCACACACGATCTATGAATTCGGTGAGTATCGCTATCCCGAAAAGAAATCGGAGATGGCTGAAACGAGTTTGAAGCGATACGAACTGCCCATGAAGAAAGACGATCACACGCCGGAAGCGTTGGGCCGGTTCCTGGCTGGCAAGTATCACAGCGCCGCAACACAAGTCGGGGGTGGTGCGCGCGTGTCGCACGCCAAGTTCTTGCGCGATCTTGGACGCAAGCTTGACCGGACGGAGCCGATGGGAATCAAGCACGCTCAGACGGGGCGTCGAACCGGAAGTTGGGTCCACTAGAGGTAGGATCACTGCATGGTCTACAACCCGAAGCAATATGACGCCGCCAGGGATTTTATTCAGACCGGCGATGATAACGTTGTTGAATTGCACGATAAGTTGCGCGTCCAGTGTTATGACTTGTACGAGAATCTGTATATCAACTCAACGTGGCAACTGAAGATCACCATCAGGGGCGATGAGTCGCATCCGTTGCTGATGCCGTCAGGTCGTAAATTGATCGAAGCGACGAATCGATTTCTTGGCATCAATGTTGATTACTTGGTTGAGGGCGAAGGTGACGCCGGGACTCAGCAAGCTTTAGACGACTGGTGGAAAGCTTTCTTTAAGCGTGAAGCGTTCAAGACTCTATTCGAATCGAATAAGCGTTGGGGATTGGTTCGCGGTGATTCCGCGTTTATGTTGTACGCTAACCCTAATAAAGAAGCCGGTAATCGCGTATGCATTGCTGAAGTCGATCCACGCCAAGTTTTTACGATTGAGGACGAAGAGCAGAATACAATCGGCTATCACGTTGCTGAGCGAGTCAAAGATTGGCGTGACCCAAACAAGCAGGTTTGCAAACGAACTACTTTCCGTAAGGAATTAGATGACACTGGGCAGCCGACAGGAACGATCACGCAGGAAGTGACGTTTTGGGAAATCGGTAAATGGGATGATCGCGTTTTAGATTCATCCGAAATGGAATCGGTTTCCGGTGGGCCGGTCGAACCGGAAACCCCGCTTCCGCCGTCGATCACTCAGTTGCCGATATACAAGTGGCGCAACATGCCGCCGCAGAATTCATCGTGGGGCATCAGTCAGTTGGCCGGTCTTGAAACGTTGATGTACGGCATCAACCAATCCCTGACAGATGAAGACGCAACGATTGTCTTTCAGGGCTTGGGCATGTATATGACAACGGCTGCGCCACCAGTTGATCCGAATACCGGGCAAGTCACTGATTGGAATATCGGCCCAATGCAAATCATTGAAGTTGGGCAGGATCAAACTTTTCAACGTGTAAGCGGTGTGACTGATATGAGTCCATATCAGAATCACATGGATTATATCAGCGATAAGGGATTGTCTGAAGCGGCAGGAGTGCCCGCGCTTGCTATCGGTCGCGTCGATGTGACGGCAGTTCAATCCGGTATCGCAATGAAAATGGAACTGATGCCGTTGATCGCAGCGAACGCTGAGAAGGAATTGGAATACGTTACGATTCTGGATCAGATGTTCCACGATATCACGACGATGTGGCTTCCGGCTTACGAAAGCGAAACTTTCGGCAGTATCGAAACCATGAGTCAGATGTCGGTTGTCTGTGTTTTCGATGATCCGATGCCGGTGGACAGAAACGCTGAGATTCAAGAAACGCTTTTGTTGCAAACGTCTAATCTGATTCTGACGAAGATGGCGATTGCGAAGTTGAGGGAACTGGGCTGGAAGTATCCGACGACTGACGATCAGGGCAACGCACTGACCGACGATGACATCGTGGCCCTGCTGACCGATCAGGCGTCCTCTGCCGCGACGGCGATGGACCCGTTCGCCGCTGGTGCTGCGGGCGGATCGAACCTGTCTGCGTTCGACCAGGCTGCCGGTGTCGCCCCGCCGCAGGGCAACGTTCCCGCGCCGGGAGCAAACGGCAACACGCCAGGCGGATTCGGCAAACAGACGGTTCCTTTGGGCTGAGCCTGAGTTAGACTACTCGCATGGCTAAGTTCAGCACGAGGTCATTCAACAAGATCGTCGCGTCAACACGAATCATTCCCACCAAAGGTGGATTCAAAATCAAGCGCATCACGCCAGGTCTAAAAATCAGATGATCAATTCGCAAGGAGATATTGTTGTGGCGCTCAAGAATTTCAAAGGCAAGCGTGCCGCTCCGTTTGCGAAAGGTGGTGGACGCAAGAAATCTTCGACTAAGACCGCCAAAGGAACGATGAAAAAGGTCGCCAGGAAAAAGTAGCTCATGGGAAAGCGTGGCAGAGGCAAGAAACGCAAGGGCGGTTTGAAGATGCCGCTTGGCTTCGTGTCCAAGAAGCAGATGCGTTATTTCTTTGCGAATCCCAAACTGAAAGCCAAGTGGGCACATACGATGGCACATAGGGCTGGAATGCATTCAGCGATTACGAAAACGCTTGGGCATTCGCCAGCGTATCAACGGCTGCCGATTTACAAACACGGGCCGACCGCTAAAGGAACCAGAAAGAGATTCTCATAATGGCTACTTATACTTTGACTCCCGCGAGACGCGCCGC